CTTCTACATCACTAGTTGAAACTGAACCTGATGTAATTGGTATATCGCGATAAAATCCACTTACTTGTTGTTTTCTAAGTGCATTATCATCAACTTTTGTTACATGTGTAATTCTAACAGCATCTTCTAGTGATGATGCCATATAATTAATTACACAATCTTCACTTGACACAAATTTAGAAACTGGTCTTTGTAATACAGCATCATAGTATGTTTTTTTAAATGCTGAACCGGATAATGGTAAATAAAATAATAATTGATCCATATCTGGGTCATATTCTTTCATCACGTGTGTAATTTGATAATTCATAAAATCTTTTACACGTTTTGCTTGTTCTTCTATTTGTGGTGTAATTTCACCCATTACTTCTGTATTAACTGGTCCTGCTGGTGGTAATAATTCTTTATATGCTTGTGCTTGAAATTGTGTTGCTGATTCTGCTAATAAAGGATGAATAACACCACTTGCACCTTCAAAAGGTTGTGTGCGGTCCTCATATTTGAATCCAAGCATGTCTAAACCTTTTGTATAAGCGTCTTCCCAATCTTTTCTAGAATTTTTATCTGTTTCGTAAGCTGCAACTAATTTATCTGATAACTTTTGAAGATCTGACTCTTCAATATATTCAGAAATGTTTGCATCAAAAGGAATTTGTGATTGATCGATTGGTGCGTTTGGATCTGTATTTATTTCAGCTCCGCCATCTGGTAATTCAGTAATTTCAACATCAGGCTCAAAGTTAACTTCTTTATCTGGTAACTGAACTTCAGTACCAGCTCCAGAAATATCTAATCCGTCATTGAGCGCTTCAATTGCTTTTTCTATTGCACCAGAAGCAGGCATTCTTGATTTAATAGCCATTATTATTTCCTCTTACCATATTTTGTTTAACAAATCCACCTTTACTATAAACTGGAATAGTTGATTCACCAGGAATACGTTGTCCTGTGTTTATATCACGCATTTCAATTAAAGGAATCCTTTCCCATGTAAATCCGTTCCCGTCAACTATTGTTGTGTCTTTAAAATTAAATCCACTTTTTTTAGCAATTCTTTTCATCGCTTTTACTCCTATCTCATCATAAAATTTATCTCCACCCTTAGGTATACCACCATGTGCCTTTTTCATCTTTCCAGTTGAAAGTGCAATGCCATCATACCCCTTATCAGCTGCCATCTTCATTAATCCTTGTAAAAACACTTTTGCATAGTTTTCAGACTTCTTAAATGGTGCATCTGGGTGAACTTGTCCACTTTTACCTGTTAATTGCTTCTGTTCTTCCACTTTTGCCTTTAATTTCTTAACATCTGTTACTAATTTCTTCATTGCTTTCTCAATATTCTTTAATTCAGCAACATTTTCCGGTGATTCACGTTCTACACGTGTTAAATTCATAATATTATCCTTTCTAAGCCTTGTTGACTCCAAAGTTTGCATTTTTTTGTCTAATTGTGCCGCAAAATCGCCCATTTCTGCCAAAACATTGCCTTTATCTAGCCTTGGAGCGTATTTATAGCCTTTTTGAGCCACATTTTGGTGTAAATCGGACTGTATTTCTTCCATAAGTAGTATTTTTCGACCATTTTCATCAATTCTTTCACTAAATCTACCCCATCCAAAGGGTGCATTTTTCATATCCTGGCCACTACCAGTTAAAGGTCCTCTTCCAAATTTTTCGCCACTAAAGTGTCCAGAATCATATGCTTTCTCTGCAGCTCTTACAGCACCAGTATCAAAGTTAAAAAAGAACTTTAATTCGCCGTATCCAGAACCACCAGGAATAAATTGTGCACCATCATGTGCTGGTGATTTTTTACTTTTAAAAAAGAATCCTCTACCTTCACTCATATCACCTAAACGATAAAGCATTTTCTTTGTCCAAAATGGAATTGGTGTATCAGCGGTTACAACATTTCTATCAAAAACATTTAACGCTTGGTATAGTTGTTTAAACGCTTCTTCTTCTGGAATATTTTTAGCTGATGCAAGTTTTGTTACATCTTCTGCCGGAACTAAATTTTTTAAAACATTCATATGATCACGTTTTACAATTTCATTTGTTCCGTGGTATATTCTTGGAAAAGCTTTTTCCCATAAGTCTGGAAAATACTGTCCTGTATAAAGTTCTGCATTTTTTCCACCATATGATTGTTTTAATAAAGAAACTGTAGTTTGATTAATTGGGTCACCTTCTTGACCTGTTACTTTATTTGTTCCTTGCATAACATTAAGTATGTTTTCACGAATCTTCATTCCTGTTGCATCTTGCGGTGGCTGGTGCAGTGCTGTTAATAATCTTGGATCATTGGATAAAACTTTTAAATTTTCTAATGATTCATTAAATCTTCCAGTATCACGAATTTTTGTCAACATGTTTGTGATATCTTTTGCGCCACGTGCTACAGGCTCTGCCATCGCAATATCCATATCAATCTTCGGCATCTCTTTGTTATAAGTTTCAAGGAGCTCGGTCTTTGATAATTTTCTTTTTGGATCTGCGTTAGAAATATTTGTTAATAACGCTTCTAGACCAAACTCATCAAGTTCTGTTGCTGACACACCAGGTTTATTTTTAATTGTACCAAGCCATTGTTGCGCCGGTAAACTTGTTTCAGGCATATTTTCAATTGCGTCAACTGTAGAAAGAAACATTGCTGGTTTATCTTCAACCGCTTGTGCAACAGTAACGTCAGTTGCTTTTTCAGCCTTGCCTACTGATTTGACCATATCGCCAACCCGGGCCACGGCCCTTGGCACTTTTTGTAACTGTCCAAATAAATTTGCAAATCCACCGACATTAAACTTTTGTCGATCAATACTTTCTTGTGGATCTAATAATGGAATTCCGTCTGACATAGGTCCTCTGTTTGGTGGTATTGTATCACTTAAGCTATCATTAATCAAGCCACCATCTTGATGACCTACTGGTTTTGTAAATCCATAGTCTTTACCGAGTTCTGCGTTTATTACATGCTTTTTATATTCCTTTTGATTTTTAAAAAATGTACGAGGTGGATAGTTTAATTTATAAGATTTTTTTTGATCTTTATAAAGACCAGAAAGTTGTGAATCATACGCTTTACCGTAAGTATCAAACCCATTTTTATTTTTATTCCAAACCTTAGATTCTAATCCTAATTTTTTCATATCATCAGTTATAAGAAATACTTTATTTTTAGCATTTTCTAAATCTTCTTTCATTTGCGTTTTAGAAATTTTTCCTTCTTTATATGCCTGTTTAATTAATTTTTGTTCAGTAAGCCATCGATATAAATTATTTTCATAATGTCTATGATAGCTAGTATTTCTAATTTCATTTGTTAAAAAACCTTCATGCTGTGAACTAAACCCTGTGTATTTTCCAAGATGTTTATACCTTTGCGCAGGACTTTTAAAATCTACATGATGGTAGTATTCTTCTGGAACTACGAAATCAGGATGAACATCTGCGGCTTTTGAATCATGTTTTACAAATCTATTAGATCCTCCCTTAACATATTCATCTACACTAGAGCCACGTGTATATCCTGACACATAATTGGAGGGGTCACTATGAATTGATTTAATTGCAGCTACTGTGCTAGCGGATGGTCTAACATTTGCTTGTGCTTTATGACCTCTAGCTGTAATAACTCTAGATAAAGGTAATCCTGTTTTCTTATCTACATGTTTAGGTCCAGTGTAATCTTTTTTTAGAATAGCATCAACACCTTTTCTTGGTCCTATAAATTCTGGATTATATTTTTGATTCGCTCCAATTTGTCCACGCATTTTATCATAGTATAGATTATCAGTACTCCAAATATTATAATCTCTATTAGGGTCTTTTAATTTTCCTGGCGGTAATTTTGGACCAGCGAACTCAAGTTTAATTTTAGGTCTACCTACTTTTGTAAGACCTGCAATTCCTTTCGAAATACCTTGACCAGCTTTTATTACGCCAAGAACCATTATTCACCTAATACGTCAAAGTACCCAGCCACTGGAATAGTAGCGATACCTGTAGCTGCTGCTTTTCCAACATTTCCTTTTGGTATTGGATTAAAACCTTTTAATGCTCCTCTAACTTTATTGAGTAGTCCTGGATGAGTAATAGCACGTGGATTACCAACAAATAAAGATGCAGCCGCTCCACCAAGTTCTCCAATAGTTTGGGCTGCGGTGTTTCCATAAAGTTCTAACCCATATTGATGTTGTGGCTTTGTTCCAAATCCTTGCTCACCAATAAACGGGACACCTGGGATGCTCGAGCCACGCAGATTGGTTGCAGATGTACGCATCATGGACCCTTGACCATCGTCATCAAATTTAAAAATACCATAGTTAGGCATTTGTAAATCACCTAAATGAGTCCATGCAAGATTAACGCCTGGCATCTCTTTAAAATTTTTAATGTAATAGAAATCTTCGTCCTCGTACCAATCGTCTTGCGTTAAATAATTTTGTTCAAGTTCTTTTACAGACGATGAAACAGAATCAGCGACTTCTTTATTTCCTTTGTATTTTTTAATAAGATCTTCAAGATTAGCAACATCTAATCCAAGATTTTTGTTAAGGTGATCAATTACTCTTCCTTCATTAAGAACATACTCTTGCTTATATCCTTCAAGGTAATTAAATATATCAGGGTTGTTAGTTTGATTTTTTGCAATTTTTACAAAATCTGTATTTTCTAAATTAGTTGATCCAAGTGTTTTAAAATAATCATAAATACCACTATACTCACCCATTGGATTTATTATTGTTTCTGCCATAGGAAGAGTTTGTAGTGCGTAATCAGCAACTGTCTTAGGAATGTTATATCCAGTGGCAACTACATTTTCTATGAAACTATAGTCTTCTCCTGGTATTCCAGCTTCATTATCTGGAATAAATTCAGAATCCATTTCTGTAGCCGGAGTGTATTCATAATCTCCAGTATCTTCAGCTTCAAAATCTTTAATTTTGCTCGAATCACGTAAGTGACGTTTGCTTTCAAGCATTCTTTGATATCTAGTGTTAGCGTCTTCTGCCATTAGTAATAATCCCTCCTAAAGCCTTCTTGCCTCTGCTCATCCTTGAAATCGTCTTGCAGCTCGACATAGTATCCTTGTCGATAACGCATTAACGCTTGTGTTGTACTATCAACATAATCGTCGTGGTCCCCAAAAGGGAATGCTGCACACTCCTCGATAACTTCTTCTGCCCAACGCCTGTCTAATGGAGCATAAACTGCCCCTGATTCGAATATAGGTGCGACACTATTTACCCTTGAATGTTTATCATTCCCTTTCGACGGTGTAAAGTTAATTACAGGGACCCCCGCCTTTTGGAGCTCGTGTGTTAATGGAAGGCCGCTCGCCTTCGCTTCCACGAGTACCAATTCTGGCTCCCAGTATTTATATTCCTCTTGTGCTTTAGCTTTTAACTCAGGAAAATTCCATCTTCCTTTTTTTGCATCAAGAAGAATAATGCATGGTCTTCCACCCTCATCTGGCTGGAATACACCCCATGTTGTTATAGCTGAATAGTCAGCTGTTTCTTTTTTACTAAATGCGGTATCGTAAGACTGTATAATATACTCTAGTTCTGGGATCTTGTCACTATCCCATTTTTTCCACCACTCACGTTTTATAAGTGCACCTTCCTCGGATGTAGGTTGCTGCATCCATTGTGCTTGCCACTTGGTTAGTGGAATAGATGCCTTAACACCCATTAAACCTTTCAAAGACCAAAAATTACCCCACATAGGTTTATCATTTATAATTGCAGGAAATTCTACTATTTCCCATTGGTCAGACATATCATCTTTGCCTTGGGCCTCGAGCAGCTTACCAGTGAGATCTTTAATCGACCATCTTGTCATTACTAACACAATCGCGCCGCCAGGTTGTAAACGCTGACGTGGACCGGAAGTATACCACTCGTAATGTGATTCTAGGACCGTGGGCGAAAGAGCATCTTGCTCTGAATGAGGATCATCAATAATAAGTAAATCGGCACCACGACCAGTAATAGCACCACCAACACCAGCAGCAAAATACTCGCCGCCATGATTTGATTCCCAACGTCCAGCAGCTTTGGAATCAGCAGCAAGTGTAACCGTTGGAAAAACTTTTTCATACTCTGTTGATTCTATCAGGTTCTTGGCCTTACGTCCAAATCTGATTGCTAATTCACCTGTGTGAGTTGTTTGAATAAGCTTGGCTTTTGGATGGCGGCCCATGAAGAACGCCGGAAATAAATGTGAAGCAAATTCTGATTTTGTATGTCTTGGTGGCATATTGACAATAAGTCTTTTAAGCTCACCACTCGCAATACGATTTAGCTTCTCTGCATATATCTTATGATGCTTACCTTCTACAAACTCAGGCCAAACCTGTTTGACAAAAGTCATGAAATCGCCTTGCGCTTTTTCACGCTTTTCTTCCAGTGCATTTTTAAGAATCAACTTCAGTGTATTCGTATCTAGTGATTCTAATTTAGAAACGTTTTCCATTTTTTAAAAATTTTTTTAAGATTAGTATTATAACGTTTTTATACGTGATTGTCACTCTCAGACTTGCCAAACCAAAAATAAAAGAGTCCCAAGTTGAAAAGGGGGGGATACCCCACAGACTTTGCGGATGCTGACGAGTTCGCGAGCGGGCGCGAGCATGCTTGCGAGCGCAGAGCCCGGGCGGCAAATTGCCGCGCGACAAATTGTCGCACCCCTACATCTAGTAGTACACACACGCACGAGCATACTATATCCCGGGCGACTTATCCACAGGATATCCACAATTAATTTAATTAACTATATACTATCATATCTAGCCATGATACAAGGTAGATAGAAATAGAAAGGACTACTATGACTAAAGAAGAATTCAAACGCAAAGTTGGAATGGGTTTCTTCTCTTGCGAATGGCGTAATAATGCTGGAACTATCTCTAAAGTTAAGAGAGGTATTCTTGGTGGTTATGCTTGGAGACATACTAACAATCCAATACCAACCAATGTTAAAGAACATAATGATTATGTTCTAGCATTTAGAGTTGGTAATGGCTTATTACCGCAACACAGAAAATGGGCTAACATTAACCCATTAACTGTAATCAAGATTAATGGTCAAGATGTTTAGATTACTTGAAAGAGTAAAGCTTGTATCATTATTAATATTTGAGTTTTCAATATATGTGGCGATGTTATTCGCCATATATTTCTTTACTATAACACTTTGTGCCATGATGGATAAGTGTTCAAACTATTACTTTTAAGGACTACTATGACTGATAATTTACCAATGATAACTTCAAATGGTACTGACATATCACCTTTATTAAAAGAGATGATTGACCATTTAAAGTTAGAGAAAGAATTAGGCAACCTTGATAAGTTGGCTGACGTAAAAGTTCCAATGACCTCTAGTGCTGATTGGAAACTAATTTGTGGTGTACTTTGCAATTCAATAGTTGAATGGGCAAGTCAAAATAGAAACAATGGGGGTTTAGAATTAATCAAGCATATGCA